CGACACGGAAATAAATGCAAGAGGCGGCGTGCTGGAGAGCGCCCGCGCCGCGCTGGAGAGCGCGAGGGAAAAGGCCAAGCGGCAGAAAGCGCCGGAGGGCGCGGACGAATTGGCGCTTGCAAAGGCAAAAATCCTTTACATCAACTGACAAAAAACAGGAGGAAAACATCATGAAGAATTTTCTTGAAAACCTGATCTCCGAGAAACAGAAGGAAATCGACACCATGCGCCAGCGCGCGAAGGATTCCCAGGATATCGAAGAAGTGCGCTCCCTGGGTATCCAGATCGAAGATGCCAAGGGTGAACAGGCAAAATACCGCGCCAAGCTGGATGAATACAACGCCCAGCACCAGGAAGAAAAGATCGACAACAACGCCGCCAGCCTCAAGGCTGCCCCTGGCCGCGTGGTGGCCAGCTTTGACACCCGCAGCAACGAAAGCCAGCAGGCCCGCGATCTGGAAGCCCGCGCCAAGGCTTTCGCCCAGACTGGCCGCCAGACCGTACCCGTGGCCGAGGCCCGCGCCGTGCTGGTGAGCGGTGGCAAGATCGCCACCCCCACCGAAGTGGGCGGCATCAATGACGCTTTCAACCAGGTTTCCAGCATCGTGGATATGGTCAAGGTGACCAACTGCCAGGGCATGGGTTCCTATAAGGTGGCATATGAAATCGCAAGCGCCACCGCCACCACCCAGACCGAGGGCGCGGAAGCTGCTGCCTCCGATATGACCTATGGTTTTGTGGAAATCGTTCCCCAGACCGAAGCTGTGGTGAGCTACATTTCCAAGCAGGTGCGCAAGCAGAGCCCCCTCAACTACACCGAAAAGGTTAGCGCATCCGCCAAGACCGCCCTGCGCAAGCGTGCGGTCAAGATCATCACCGACAAGATTCTGGCTTCCGATCTTATCGAAGCAAAGGCCCTGACCGCCATTGATGACAAGACCCTGCGCACCATGGCCCTGACCTATGGCGGGGATGAAGGTATCGAGGGCGGCGCGGTTCTCCAGCTTTGCAAGGCCGACCTTATCAAATTCGGTGATGTGCGCGGCACCCAGGACAAAAAGGCCGTTTACGAAATCACCCCCGATGCCAGCAATCCCAACACCGGCATTATCAAGGATGGCGGCCTGGCCGTGAAGTACTGCCTCAATAGCAATCTGGCTTCCGGCAAGCTGGTCTATGGCGATCCCATGTGTTTCGAACTGGGCCTCTTCTCCAATTACGAAATCGCGGTTTCCGAGGATCACAGCATTACCAAGCTGATGCTCACCATCGTGGGCGATGTGGAACTGGGTGGCGAAGTCGTGGTGAACAAGGGCTTTGTCGTGGGCACCGTGGGCGCGTAATGATTCCATCGCGGGGCGGTTTCACCGCCGCCCCGCCATCCTATAAGGAGGTGAGGGCGTGGCAGAGTTTAACATGCTGGAGCATGTGAAAATGTGCCTGGGCATTACCGGGGAATATCATGACAGCATCTTGCAGACCTACATTGACGAAGTGCGGGAATATCTCCAGGATGCGGGAATCCCCGAAACCGTAACCAATACCAAGCCTTTCGGCGGCATTGTGGCCCGTGGCGTGGCTGACCTGTGGAATTATGGCACCGGGGGCGCAGCCCTCTCCCCTTACTTCCACGAACGGGCCGCACAGCTTGCCCTGAAATGGGGGGTGCTGGCCAATGAGTAGGCCCAATGCATCCGTGCAAATGACCACCGCCTGCCTGCTGCTTGAACCGGTCATCGGGCCGAAGGTTAACGGCGTCCCGACCAAATACTGGCCAACGGATGTTGGCAAAATCTTTTTTGTCAACCTGAAAAGCTATGGCGGCACCGAGCGGGTGGCCAATGATTTATGGATCATCGAGGACACCATGACCCTGACATGCTGGTATAGGCCGGATATCACATCCGCTTGCCGAGTCAAAATCATGCAGACCGGCGCCACCTATGAAATCATCGGGGAACCGGAAAATTGGGAAATGAGAAATCAATTCCTGGTCTGCAAGCTAAAGCGAGTGAAAGGCAATGGCTAAAAAATCAAAGCTGGCATTCAATTTCAAGGAGATGGCAGACCTGGCCGACAAGCTGGAGCGGATGGGCGGCAATCTGCAAGCGGCCTGTGACAAGGCGCTACATGATACCCATGATTACATCACGCCCAACCTGTCCGCAGGCATTGCCCGCCATGTGGCCACCGGCGAAACCGAGGGCAGCCTGGAGCGCTCCGCCCATGTGGTATGGGATAGCCCGCTGAAAGCCCATGTAAACATTGGCTTTGATCTTTCCAAGGGCTGGCCCTCCATCTTCCTGATGTGGGGCACCCCGAAAATGAAGCCTGACACCAAGCTGAAAAATGCAGCATTCGGCCCCAAGGTACGGCGAGAAGTGGCCCGCATCCAGCGGGAGGCGCTGGAGGAAGCTATAAAAAACTTGACAAGCGGGTGATTGTATGAGCGTCAAAAATGAACTGATCGGAACATTTGATTCATTTGGGTTTCCTTCCTGGCTCATGCACACCATGCCAGCGGAAGAAAAATATCCCGAATCCTTCTTCACCTTCCTGAATATCGATTCGCCTTTCCAGGCCCATTATGATAATGGCCCCCGCGCTGTGGTCTGGTCTTTCTGGATCGGCTTTTACAGCAGCGACCCGGCCCTGGTGGAATCTGTGCCCCAGGAGCTGGCCCGGCGCCTGATGGCTGCCGGGTGGGTGATGGAAGGTCTGGGGGAGGATGTATCATCCGATGAACCCACCCACACCGGGCGGCGCTTGACCGCCCATTACATCCAGAGAATTAAGGAGGAATGAAAATGGAGGTTTTTGAATATCGCGGCGTTGAGGGCCTTGTCATCGCGGAAGTGCTGGAAGATACCGCCGAAAAATTCGAAACCGGCCCCGTGGAAGAACTGCTGCCCGTTGCCGAAATCGGCAAGACTACCGAAAGCGGCAGCGAGGCCCATTACTATGACAATCAGCCCCTTGTTGTCATCAATTCCGAGGGCCCGGACGAAATCACCGTCACCGGCGCAGGTATGCTCCTGGAGAAGAAAGCCAAGATTCTTGGCAAATCCTTTGACCCCCAGACCGGCGCTTTCATTGACGGCCCCCGCCAGGTGCGCTATTTCGCCATGGGTTACAAAACCAAGGACAGCGACGGCAAATATCGCAATGTGTGGCGCTATAAAGGCACCTTCTCCATCCCCGATGACAACCATGCCACCGAGGATGACGGCACCGATGCCACCGGCACCGAACTGACCTACACCGGCATTTACACCACCCACAAATTCACCAAGGGCGCCTATAATGGCACCACCTGGGAAAAGGCCCCCGTTAAGGGCATTGTGGTGAGTGACCGCGAGGGCAAGGCCGATCTTTCCACGTTCTTTGAATCCGTCACTACGCCGGATGATCTGACACCGAAAACGACCTGATTCATAGGGGCGGCCCCGCGCCGCCCCTTTTCTGAAACGGAGGAAGCAAAATGGAACTGAAACTGACGATTTATAAGGGCAAGGAAATCGAAAAGACCTACACCGCCCAGGATTATAATGTGATGTATGGCACCGTGGAAGATTTGCTGGATTTGCTCGATCTGGATGCCCTGACCGGCAAGGATAAGGTCTCCATGCTTTCCGCCGTTTCCAGGCTCATGAAATCCCGGCAGGATGTTATCAATCCTTTGATGCTGGATATTTTCGAGGGCCTGACGGAGGACGAATTGCGCCGCACCAAGGCCATTGATGTGGTCAATGTGATTCTTGGCCTGGCCGGCTTCTCTTTCGATCAGCTTAGGGGGTTGGCCTTTCGGGGGCGGAAGTAAAAAATCCAAGGGCCAGGGGGACGGCCTGACCCTTTATCAATCCCTGTTTGAAACCACCCGCATTCTGTGCAAAGCCTTTCCCGCGCTTGATCCTTTCCGCATCCGGCGCACCCCTGCCCGGGAAGTTTTCAAGCTGATTCGGCGCTTCAATTCACAGCCGAAAACGGTGCAGGGGGAAAAGGTGGACAGCAAGGGCCGCATTCGCCGCCCGGCTGGCGACGATTGGTTCTAATATCCTGGAGGTGATGGCATGCCTGACGAAAATATCAAAACCACACTACAATTTAACGCCGATATTTCGGAATTTTCCAGCGCAATGCAGGAGGCGAACCGTGCAATCAAGCTGGCAAATTCCGAGTTCAAGGCCGCATCGTCCGGCATGGATGACTGGGCCGGAAGCACGGACGGCCTTTCCGCCAAGCTCCAGCAGCTTGTCAATGTGCAGGCAGCGGAAGAACGGAAGCTGGAAATCCTGAAAAATGCCTATGCGCAAGTGGTGGCCGAGCAGGGGGAAAACAGCAAGGCCGCCCAGGACTTGAAGATCAAGATCAACAATCAGCAGGCAGCCGTCAACAAGGCCGGGAAGGAATACCAGGACTATGCCAAGCGGCTGGAGGAAGTGGAGCGCGGGGCCGATGATGCCGGGGACGCCCTGGAGGATGCCGGGGACGCGGCAAAGGATGCCGGCAAAGAGGCCGAGGATTCCGCCGATGGCTGGTCTATCATGGGGCAAGTCATTGCCGATCTGGCCACCGATGCCATTTCCAGCTTCATTGACGCCATCGCCAGCGCGGCCGAGGAAACCCGGGATTATCGCCGGGAAATGGCCAAGATGGAAGAAAACGCCAAGGACGCGGGGCACAAAATGGAGGATGTGAAGGACATCCTGGAAGATGTGTCCGCCACCACCGGGGACACCGAGGCCGCCATGGAGGGCCTGAATATGCTCATGGCCTCCGGCTTTGATACCCGCGATCTGGAGAAAGCCTCCAAGGCCCTGTCCGGCGCGGCTTCCAAATTTGACGGCCTGAATTTTGAATCCATCGCAGAGGGCATCCAGGAAACCTTGGCCGTGGGCAAGGGCGTGGGCCCCTTTGCGGAGCTCATCGAGCGCACGGGCGGCAATCTGGAGGACTTTGACGAGGGCTTGCAGAAATGCACCACCGCCGCCGAGAAGCAGCAATATGTCATGGATTGGCTGTCCAAGTCTGGTCTGGCCGATGTGCATGACGCCTATGTGCAGAATAATGCCGATCTGGTGGAGGCCGAAAAGGCCCAATTCCGCCACAATGAGGCCATGGCGCAAATGGGCGCGGTCATCGAACCGCTGCAAACCCATTTCACCAATCTGGGCGCTACCATCATGGAAAAGGTGGCCCCCATCCTGGAGAAAGTGATTAACTTTTTCCTTGACAATTTGCCCGTGGTTGAGCCCCTTCTGGCAGGCGTGGCCGCTGCCATGGCCGTGCTTGGCGCAAAAATGGCCATTGCCGGGATCATCAAGGGCGTGCAGACCGCATTCGCGGCCCTGAATGCCACCATGAAAGCAAATCCCATTTTGCTGGTGGTTTCTGCTGTGGCCGCCCTGGCGGGTGTGCTTGGCTCCATTGCGGCCAACGAAACGAAAAAATTCGTGGACGCAGCCAAGAAATGGGCTTCTTCCGTGAGCCCGTTCAATTCCGCCGTTAAGTCTGCAAAGGCCAACACCGTGGACTTTGGGAAAGCCCTTTCGTCCACCGGGCACACCATGCAAGACCTGGAATCTGCCATCAGCGATGCGGAAAATGGCATCACCCAGATTTTGAGTACCGCCATGGCCGAGCAGCGGGAACTCCGGGAAAGCGAACTGATCCAGATTCAGACCTATAATCAGCGCATCCGCGAACTTGAAGCCGAAAAAATGACCATTTACCGCCAGCAGATGGAGGCGGAATTGGCCATGATCCAGCATCGCGGGCAAGTCACCCAGGAGGAAGCAGCCCAGGCCCTTGCCAATCAGCGGGAATACTTGGCCCAGGCGAATGATGCGGCCTATATCGCGCATCAGAATGAACTCATCCAATTGCAGAATAAGCACAAAGCGGCAGGGACGCTGAATAGTGAAGCATATGTCAAAGAGGTGGAGGCCGCCCAAGCGCACTATAACAAGCAACTGGAAGAAAACGAAAAATTCTATGATAAATCTGTCGCGCTTCTGTGGGACGGTGCGCAGGACTGGATAAAGGCCGATGCGAAGAAATGGGAAGAATTGAACACCAACGGCAGAGAATCGCGTGTCGAATACGGGAGAATCCTTGCCCTTATGGATGCCGACAATGCAAACGCCTTTTTGTCCATGTACCTTGAAGCGAAGCGCACGGGCGCGAAAATCCCGGAAGAAACGCGCCAGATTGCCGAAAACATGCTGGAATCTTTCATGTTCCTTCCGGCAAATATGGAAGAACAGGGTAAATCTGCATTGCTGGGCTTGATCGGCGGCATGGAAGATGAAATCCCTGCCCTGAAAAATGCATCCGAAATGACAGCCCATGATATTGCAAACACCCTGGCCCGCGAACTTGAAATACATTCCCCCTCCCGCGTGACCAAGCGCATGGGCGGCTATGTTGTCGAGGGCCTGGGGCGGGGCATGACCGAAAAGGAAAACTGGCTGCAAAATACGGTGGGCGGATTCGTTGGCCGCACCCTGAATTGGTTCAAGGACGCCCTGGGCATCCATTCCCCTTCCAAAGAAACCGAATGGATGGGCGAGATGTTCACGGCTGGCCTGGTGAAAGGCATTGAAAACGGCAAGCGGGATGTGCAATCCGCCATCGAGGGCCTGACCGCATCCAGCCTGGACGGCGCAAGTATTGGCCTCAATGGCCAGGGCGGCGCTGGCGCTGTGGCAGGGAAAAGCATCATCCTGAACCAGTACAATTACAGCCCCAAGGCGCTGACCCGCCGCGAAATTTACCGCCAGACCCACAACGCCCTGGCATATGCTGGAGGTGAATAAATTGTTTACTTTGACCGCTGAACGCCCGGACGGGCAGCGCCTCACGCTGACCCAATTCGGCAGCGCATACACCGTCACTTATACCGGCTTTGGCCCGGTGGATGCCCAGGTGAACACCACCAGCCTGGGCATGGTGGACGGTGAGAAATTCAATTCTGCCCGGGTGGGCAGGCGGAATGTGGTGCTGACCGTCACCATTTCCGGCAACGTGGAGCAGAACCGCATCCGGCTGTATCAGTTTTTCGGCCCCACAAAGGCCGTGAAACTCTTCTACAAAAACGGCTCCCGGGATATTTACACCGAGGGCGTGGTGGAATCGTTCGAGTGCGATCAATTCACCGCGATGCAGCGGGCGCAAATTTCCCTCATCTGCCCCCAGCCGTATTTGATCGGCGCGGAAGAAATCGTGCAGGATATTTCCGGGGTGCTGTCCCTGTTTGAATTCCCGTTCTCCATCGATGCAGCGGGGCAGGAATTTTCCCGCCTTTCTGCTGCGGAATATGCCATCCTGGATAATACCGGGGATGTGGCGACGGGATTCATTGCGGAGGTATTCGCCCGGGCGGCCATCACAGGCCCGGTGATCTATAACGCCCTGACCAATGAGGCCATGCGCATCTCCGGCACCCTGGAGGCGGGGCACACCCTGACCATCAATACCAGCCCGGGCGGAAAGAAAATCACCATCACCAGCCCCACGGGCCAGGTGGTCAATGCCCTGTATCGCAAGCGGCCGGGCAGCACTTGGATGCAATTGGAACCGGGCCAGAATTATATTGCCTATGCGGCGGAATCCGGCAAGGACGCCATGCTGGTGACGCTGCGGCACAATAATCTGTTTGTGGGGGTGTAATATGGATTTTAACGTACACGATCAAACCGGCACATGGGTGGGGATCGTGGGAAATCCCGCATCCGCCATCTGGACGCGCCGCTACCAGCAGCCCGGAGATTTTGAGTTATACATGCCCGCCACGGCGGAAATACTGGCATTGCTGGCCGATGATTGCTATATCACCCGGGATGATGCCCCGGAAGTGATGGTGATTGAGCGCGTTGAAATCAGGACGGACGCGGACGATGGAAATTATATCCTGGTTTCCGGGCGTGGAGCGGAGGCCCTGATGGATCGGCGCATCATCTGGCAGCAGACCACCCTTTCCGGGCGTGTTGACCAGGCATTGCACCGCCTGGCCCTGGAAAACGCTATTTCCCCGGCAATTCCCGCCCGAGCCTTACCCCTGACCATGGCAGCGCCCCAGGCGGGGGAAATTCCCATCACCTGGGAGCAGGGCACCATCAATACCGGCACCGGCGCGGAGGGCGCAAGCACTACCCGTTGCCGGATGATTGGCAGAATCAAGATCGGAGGCGGCCTGCATATCACCGTCCCCGATGGCATGCGCATACATTTGTATTATTACGATGCAGCGGGCGCATATATCGGGTATTCCGGTTGGCATTCCGTCACCGGCTACACCATCACGCCCAGCACCCACGCGGGCGCGGCCCATGTGCGCGTCATTACATCCTATGACGATAACGCCACCATCAACCCGGCCGCCGCTGCCATGGTGCGCATCTGGCACGGCATTTCTGCCCAGTATACGGGCGCGGGCCTGCTGGCCACCTGGGAGGAAATCTGCAAGGCCCACGGCCTGGGCTTCCGCGCCGTGACGGCAGAGCATGGGATCATCACCCCGGCCCTGGAGATCATCGAGGGCCAGGATAAAAGCGAGGGCCAGACAGCCAATCCGCCCGTGATCTTTTCGGCGGAATTTGAGAATCTGCTGTCCTCCACCTATGTGCTGGATACCAAGGCCCACAAAAACGCGGCCCTGGTGGCCGGAGAAGGGGAAGGAAAAAACAGAAAAACCGTTTCCCTGGGCACCGCCTCCGGGCTGACCCGCAGGGAATTGTTTGTCGATGCTCGCGATCTTTCCAGCAATGAGGGGGAAATCACCGAGGCCGAATATTCTGCCCAGCTTTCCGCACGCGGCGCTGAAAAGATTGCAGAACACCAAATCACCGAGGCATTCGACGGCGAAATCGACACGGCAAATAATTTCATTCTCGATCAGGATTATACCCTGGGGGATGTCGTGACGGTGGAAAATGAGTATCGGATTCGCAAGAACGTGCGAGTTTCCGCCATCATGGAAACATGGGATAATCAAGGATATACCGCGATACCAACCTTTGAAAATGTGGAGGTGTAAATCATGGCAATTGAAAGCGGATTTTTCAATTCCTCCGGCGGCGACCGGAAATACAATGCCGAGCAGATGAGCCGATATTTTGAACACATCCTTTCCAGCGGCATTTTTAAGCGGATCACCGATTGCCTGAAAGTGACCGCAGGCAGCGGCATGACCCTGAATGTGGCAGCAGGCGCGGGCCTGATCGATTGCCATTGGTTCCGGGCCAAGTCGGCCGAAACCGTAACCATTCCCACCGCCCACGCGGTTCTGCCCCGCATTGATAACGTGGTGGCCCGTCTGGATTTGTCGGAAGCTGCCCGGGCAATCACCCTGGCGGTGGTGCAGGGCACCCCGGCAGAATCCCCGGCACCGGTGGCACCCACCCGCACCGAAACGGTGCAGGAACTTGTCCTGGCCCGGGTGCTGGTGCCTGCGGGCGCGTCCGCCATCACGGCGGATCATATCACCGATACACGGGATGATGAGGCCATCTGTGGATATGTGCATTCCCTTGTGGATAGGCCGGTGCTGAAATCCTTTAATTCCAGATATACGGCCACCGCCAACAATACCACCGTGGCCCCCATCAATATCGTGGGATTCAACGCGGGCACCGATCTGCTGAATGTGTATATCAACGGATTCCGCGCCGCGCCTGGCGTGGAATACACCATCAACCCGGCCACCAATAGCATCACCCTGATGGACGCCATCGATGCTGGCACCATCGTGGATTTTGAGGCCCAGCGCCCCAATATGCCCGATGAGGTGCCCGGCCTGGCCGATACCGTGGCCGATATGGCCCAGACCATCACCACCTTGCAGGCGGATATCACCGAGCTGCAAGCAGATACCGGCTGGATCGATCTGGAATGGATGCAGGGCACTTCGTCCAGCGACAACTGGAAGCTGCGCATTCGCCGGGTGGGGAAATCTATCTATCTGCGCGGTCTGGCATTGGGCGTGACCGCCATTGATACCCAGATTGCCACCATCCCCGAGGGCTTCCGCCCGGTGCGCGGCGGTCATGCCTGGGTGGGTTATTGCTCCTTTGACAATAACACCAGGGCCGCCCGTCTCTTTATCGAGGAAACCGGGGAAGTGATCGTCCGATCCACCGAGGGGGGCGCACCCATTGCCCGCGATACCATCAGCGTATCGACAAGCTGGCTTGTCGACTAAAAACGCAAAAACCCGCCATTATAGGCG